GATTAACACCATTTTTGTATAGTGCATCTCTTTCTGTCAGATTTGGCGACCAAGCTAATTTAACAACATTTTTAATCTTGCCACGATTGAAACCGCCTGGAGAGAACCAAGGATCGGCAACAGAGTCAGTATAAGCACACAGACCAGCAATGTCAGCATTCAAAGGAACCCAACGATAAACGTTGTTGTAACGATCATATTGATATTTCCAACCGGAGTCAGAAACCATATATGAACTGGATCTTGATAGAGTGTTTAGGAAGCTGTCATTATCTGTTACGATTCTTTCGACTTCTTGATTCGGTTTATTCACAACATCCGAGAATCTTGGAGAAACGAATAACATCAAATCCTTTCTACCAACAGTTGGAGATTCGGATTCTGGTCCTAGAACAATTTCATCTAGAACATGTTGAGCAACTCCGACACTAGAAGAACCAACGAATGCAAGAGAAATTTCGTATCTATCCTTATCTTTGAATCTATCCCAGTTTAATTCTAATGCTCCGTCAGAAGGAGTAGAACCATTAGCACCACCAGTTAAAGTAACAGTATAGTTTGATGGAGAGTAGAATCCAGATCCCATAGTAAGATCCGAAGACAATTTGCCCCATGTTGTAGAAGTATTCGAAAAATCTACTGGGTCCATTGCATAGATATACTGAGAATTTTGTTTTAGATATTCTTTGTAATAAGAACTTCTACCATTAATATCAACAGCATCAAATGATTTTGATAGAAATGCAAACTTCTCAATAATTGTATTTGCTTTTCCGGTAAATCCACCAGCAGAGTCGATAACAACAATATGTAATTCGTCATTGGCAACGTAGTTACCAGTCTTTTCAATGATATATTGAGAAGTTCCTGGAGCATTGTCGAAATAACGGGAATAATTCCAATCTGTAAAATCGGAATTTTTTGCACAAATGGAAACTGTTAAAGAATTTCCTAGTGTTCCTGGATATCTAGCAGCAAATGGACCAAAAGAATTTGTATTATTAGCGTAGAAGTACGTAGATTCGAATGTATCTTGGTTTTTGCATAGCAAAGTTCTGCTAACATTTGCAGTAGCATTGTTTGCGGTATTTGCGTCAACAGTTCTTACTACATACAATGCGTTGGTATAAGATAAGAAGTTCGCGCAAGAAAAGAAAGAAACAGCAGAAAAAGAATTTTCTATTGTTGATACTGGTTTTCCAAAAACTTCTATTAATTGATTTTCGTCAGAAATCAATGAAGGATCGTCACATGGACCCCAGTTGAATTGTCCTACATAAGCTCCAACGGAGGTTGCTACACTAGGTACGATAGTGGTTAAGTCAATTTCGTTGACAGCAATTCCAGGGCTTAGTTGATTAATTATGCTCATATATAATCTCCTTTAATAAAAAATATGTTTTATTATAAATTATTTAGTAAATCACACTTTTTCACCAAAGATTAGTTGGAATTTTAAGACGTATAAATAAACACAGACAATTGCTATAGATAGCACATCATCAAGCAACATATAAAGTTGTTCTTGCGCTGATGGTCAACCCAATAGTTCAAAGCTCACGGCGGATAATGGCTCTATACGACGATAACCATTAAAGAATTGGATGTAGTTTCAAGTGCTACCAATTTCTTACAGCTAGTTAAGACGAAGGTAAAAGGAGACAGCTAACCCCCCTTGTATACCTGTAATAAGGTTCTTCTACTTGAAATGCAAACCGAAATGGCTCCATACGATGACGTTTCAAAATTGCAACTTGCCCGTGTAGGGTAAGTTGCACCCAAAATTCACCCTCGATGACTAAAGTTAGATTAAATTAACCTCTAAAGAAATTATCAAAAAGTTCTTTATAGATATCATCATTTTTAGTACCCAGATTAGCATTAACCCACAAAGTGCCATCTTCCTGATAGAAATCTAATTGCATTCCATTTGTTGGACCAATTACAGGTAACATTTCATCGTCATCAAATTCTTCAAAATGTTCTATTTGTAATTGTCTTTTAATATCATGTGATACAATTTCTTTAAATAATTTTTGTGAAGCTAACCAAGCAAATATTACTAAAGTCATTGCTATGTCATCATTACAACCTTCTTCTGCTCTGTATGTTGGACCATCTACTACAAATGTAGTTAGTTCAGAAATAGTTTCAAAATCATTAATGATTAGTTTATCATTTTCTATTAATGTTTTTAATGATGAACATCCTACTCTTTTAACCAAAGGACTCATCTTCAATCCAGAGAATGTTTTACCGGATCTTAATGAAATTGTTTGAGCTTTTTTATTCCCCGACGATACCCTAAAAACATTTTCATATCCCAAATCTTCTTGTAATATGTCTGCTACTTGTGGATTATTATTGATTTCCACCAAAACGTGTGCAGTGTTGTAATAATCCGCACATGCTTTGACAATAGCTGGTAATACCATAGGAGAAATATTATTGTTTCTATATACTGCTACTTGTTTATATGGAATTGCTGAAATATCAAACACAGAAAATGCAGAATAGTCTAAATTCTTTCCTTCCGAGACATCTACAGTAATTGCATATAAATGATCTCCAGATATGGGTTTTCCTGTATAATCATCAATTGTTTCTTTTACAGGTTGCTCGTATATTGTCATATTGGAATATTCGCCAATAGGTTCTTTGTACGGAAGACAAGCTAATTTTTCTCCAGAGATTAATGTATTGGTTGAACCGAGGAACGAACATTCAATTTCTTGTGCGAATTGTCTTTCTGAAGTATTTCTTATAAATTCTTCTTTCCACTTCTCATCTCTTCCCGGAACTTGAGTCCAGTGAACGTCGATACATGAATAATCATTTTTTCCAGATTTTGCATCGGTAAAGATTTTATAGAATAGATTCATACCATTAGGAGTACTAATGATAGTGATCTTTGTTTTTTCGCCGGAAGAAATAACTGGATATACCGATGTAAAGAATTCTTCGGCTAGATTATTATGAACGTGGGCGAATTCGTCAAGTATGACATGGGTATAACTTCCGCCTCGCACTGCTGATGAAGATGTTGCGGCGGCGGTTACTTTCGATCCGTTTTCTAATTCAATATTACCTTTATTCCACACTACTACCCCTTGTTGCAAGAACATGGGCAGATTTTCGTATGATCTTTGATACCTATCAAGAAGATCCCTAGCCAATGACCCTTTATTAGCAAGGATAACAATATTTTGTGTATCTTTAAATAGAGATGACCATAAAACATAACCTATAGTAGTTTGACTTTTACCAGATTGGCGACCAATTCTGCCTACAACGCGACGATTATCGTAAATAGTCTTGATCATCTCTCTTTGGAAATCATATAACTTGAAAGGGATCACACCCCTATCAACGTGAATGATTTTCATGTAATTTTCTATAAAATATATCGGATCTTGGGAACATTTTAAATATTCCTCTAGTTGCTCCTGAGTATATTCTAATTGAACATTACATCTTTTTAAGAGTGGATTCGCTCGGTAGCTATCACTCAAATCCGTCATATTAATTTATCTCTTTAATATTATCTTCGTTCATTTGTTTTACTAGTTTCGATAGCTCCGAAGTAGAACCGACAAATAGTGCATTCTTGATTGTTGTTTGACCATCAGAAGAACCTTTTTGTTTGTAGTTTGATATTTCTCTCACTTTTTTGTGGAGATCAATCATTCTTTCGTTTGCTTCGATGGTATTTTTTAATAGCCCAGCAGCAACTTCAAAATCTCGTCCTTTTTCCGATTCTCTTGCTATAGCTAGAATATCATCAATTGCATCTTTACTTTTTTCTATCAATTCATGCATATTTTCTCTAGCAATTTCATAATCTTTTTTCAGATCTAATTCTAGAGTTTCGTGCGGAATTGAATCGTATGTTTTTTTGGGAAGATTAGACGGTTCTACAGGAGTTACATCGAAGAACTCTTCCATATTTTTTTCAAATTTACTTGTCATAGTATTATGTATTTGGGTATTCTGTTACTATCGTATTTGCTGTCCAATAAGAATTTGCGTTGGCGTTTGTGGGATCTGCGGTTGTTGTTATTCTCATTGCTATTACAGTATTTACCGATGGAGCAATTGGGATATGTATAGATAGTGTTTCGGAACCGATTATAGGTTGATTTAATTTAAAATCACCACAAACATCCGATATAATTATAGTATTTGCGTTTGCATCCCACAATTGAACTTTACCTGTCGCGTAGGCATAATCCAAAGATTGTCCTTGATATACTAATTCTTTATTACCATAATCTCCATATCCATTAGGAAGTACAGTATATGATTTCGAGATTTCTCCTGTACAACAAACTCCTTCTCCATCGAAATTTGAAGAAACTCCTGTAGAGGTTGAAATATTTAAAGTTGTATTTGCGATTAGTTTAGTATCTTTTATTGCACCGAATATAAATGCTTTTACTGTAAATTTTAATGACCAAATTACTGTTCTTACTTCTGAATTGAAGTCTCCATCAGATTCTATTATTTGTTGAACATCGTTAAGAACAATCGGAACTGATTTGGATATTCCCATTTCCGGAACAAGATTTAATTTCATTGAGTAATCCGGAGTAAAATAAGGAATTATTTGTTCGATTATTTGATTTCCGTCTTCGACATTTCTAGTATAAATTGTCAATGAAAATCCAAAATCATACGGTACTGGATTATACATTGAAAGAGCATTTGCTCCACCAGACGGACTAGAAGCAAAATTTTTGTTATTAGTATTTAATTTTCTAGAAGCATCATAATTAAATCCTACCATTTCATACGACATTCTAGGAAGTGCTATCTGAATTTTTTTCTGTAATTCCGGATCTCCTCTTAAACGTTTTACATATTTTTCGCCATCACCATATTCTATGGGAACAATAAATCTTTGATTTTCTGTATTATTAGGATTTTGTCTTATTAAAACGATATTATTAAATAATGAAGCAAATGCAATATTAATTTTTCTAATAGTTTTATAATAATTACTTAATGTTGTCAAAATAATCCTCCAAATGGATTAGATTCAGAGGTATCAATAAAATTATCTACCTGAGTTTCTATTACTTTATTATCCCAAGAATTTTCTTTTTGCGAATAATTCAAAGGATCGTATGTTTGTAATATGTATCTAGCATTACTAGAGTTTCCTATAATAGTTTCTGTATTAGAAAATACTCCAGAAATATTTGTAAGCGTTAAAGTATTTGCTGGATAATTCCAACCGTGTACTGTTCCTTTTGCCGTGGATGATAAAACATTAGCTCCTTGAAAAGCAATCTCATTGATTGTATAATTACCAGTTCCGGAGGAAACTATATATTCTATAGAATATGCATCCATTTCATTTATGATATCAATATCTTCGATACCAGTATTGATTTCATCGTTTGAATATTTGAATAGTTCTAATTCAAGTTCCCAATAATATGGAGAAGATCTACCCAGAGTAAAGAAATCCGTAGCATCGTTTACAAATTTAATTTCATAAAGTTCTCCGGTTCCCGATAAAAATGGAATATAAACTAAATCTCCTTCTCTTGGTCTTTGAAATTTATCTTGAGGAACTCTTTTAGCAAATGCTCTTCTTGGCATTTGAATTCTTATAGAGTTTTTAATTTCTAAGCCAAATTTGGAAAAAAATTCTCCGGACATTCCAGGATCTACAGAATTTGAAAGATAGACTTCTAGAGGATATGCTGCCTCAAATTTTTTAAGAGGATCATCTGAGAATACTAAATCCCTTGCTTGGTCATTTGAATTTGGTAAATAATAACAATCAAATCCCATGATTTTGACTGCTTCGTGAATTAAATCCTCAACAAGATTTTGTTCTGGCTTGGATTTGTAATTATTAAAAAATGCTGAAGTAGCCATTATTTTATATGTCCGATATTAATTTATATCCTTCCGGCTCTGTTCCCGGAAAACAATATTTAAATTTGTTTAATTCAATATTTATGTATTTTTTTCTTCCTATTTTGGATTCGGAAACTTTTTTTCGATTTTCTGGATCGGCCATAGAATTTCTTTCTCCCATTCCTTTCCCTGTTCTGGATTGTTTTTGTTTTTCCACAGTTTCTTTTGAAGGTTTTTTCCCTAATCTACTTTTTGAGATTTTTTCTTTTGCTTCTTCTGTGTGCGAATAAGTCATTCCTAAAGCATATTGGTTTCCTATTAATGATTCGGAAATTTTTTTGGAAGTTTCTTCTTTCTGTTCTTCGGTTAGGTTTTCGTACCATTGTTTCATTATTTCGGAATGTTTGGATTTAAATTTTTCATCTTTAAATCTTTCGAGAGCTTTTTTTCTTATTTTATTTTTGGTCGAGCGCCCACATTTTCTTCCATGTGATCCTTCACCGCCCAGAGTTAAATTGTAACCCTTGCAATCTATAAACCCACAATATGATTTATATTCGAGGATGAAATAATTTTCCATTACATTTTTTGTATGTTCTCTATATTTAGATTGATATAGAACTTCCCACGAAAAATTATTAATTCCATATTTTCTAATTGCTTCATAAAATGCAGAAAAATGTTTATTATTTAGTTTTTCTGTGACATTTTTTATATGGTCTTTTTTCCTTTTATCAAAGTTTTGGGTAAAACCAATGTAGACTTTTCCGTTAATTACATTTTTTGCTTTATATATGGTATAAATATTCATAGCTGAATCTCCTATATTAAAGTTTTGGATTTAGAGTAGGTGGGAATGCTGGTTCCGCGACCTACATTTTTTTAAAAATTAATTTACCCCATCATTAGCTCGCACGGGAGTTCGTACTTATCTTGCATTTCCGCTTCGAGTTGTTTTATTTGTTGAAGAGCATCTTGATAGATATTATCACCATTTAAATTGATACCACCCGGAAGAGTTATCCCTTGGAATTTACGAAGATTCTCTCCCCATTGACGTTTAATTAATGCAGTAGCATATTCTTTTATCCAACGATCATTATAAACATCATTAAAAATTTCTGGATCGATTAATTTATAACATTCAAATACTAATTCTGTTCCTTCTGGACATTGGGAAGTTCCCCAACCCATATCAGCATATACTCTATTCTGATGTCTTTGAAATCTAATAGGAATTTCTCCGACAAATAATAATTCCAAAGATCTTATATGTTGCATAGCTATTGTGTATGACAACATTGAAGTGGAAGAAAGATCCCAAAGATTATTAAGAATCAATTGATATCTAATATCCCACATATAAGATTTAGAAAGAAGATTATTGAGAGGAAGAATTCTTGTCACGCCAGTAATAGAATCGTCTACTGAAATATATCTATTTTCAATATCCGTTGATGTTACAGTATGTTTTAAGTATGTTTTAATTACAGCATCGTAATGATAATCGGAATAAAATTGAAATGCGTCAGATATACGATCTTCAATCTGTTCATCGGAAATATTAATTTCTATGACAGGAAAACCGAGTCTTCTTAGACAATAATCTTTTAATTCTTCTCTTGATGATACTGTTGACATTTGAGTTTAAATTCCTTAGTTAATTTTAAATTTTAATTTTCATTAATAAGAATCTATTCTATTAATGGTAGAGTTTTGTTTTCTAACAAATTCTTAATTTCTTCGGATTCGATTAATTGTCTGATTTGAGTTACGTTTTCTGGAAATAACCTATCTTGTACTCTACCATCTTCTATGCATTGTTTTATATTTGTTATTTCTGGTAGAATACTTGATTTGAAATCTGGATGCATTCTCATAGTATTGAATTCGTCTATGGGAATAGTTCCGGATGTTATAAGACAATTTTCCGCCCTATTAATTAACTCCAATCTCCATTCTTCACGTTGAGAAATTTCGCTGGCTTCTGAGTCGGGTACGTGAGAATATTTTCTATGAGGTTCTATTCTACGTATACATTCTTCTATAAATTCCAGTTCTTCTGATGCAGCTTTCACGGTGTTGTTAAATGTGTCCTCCACAGCTTCTAATTCCGCCAAATCTGCTTCTGCTAATAAAATTTCTACCTCATCGGGGCTATTTAATGCTCTTGAGGCAGATAGTTTTTTCGCTTTATTTTTTAATAATGTGGTTTTCGTCATTTTTAGTGCATTCGACCTGTCTTCTCTTAGATCTTTTAGAATAAAGTATGCTCCATCTGTCGTGTGACACGACCCCACTAAAAAGTATAAAATTTGAAAATTTGTGTTTAATCTGTTATTACTAGAATGCATAATATTGTCCTAAAAAATTAAAAACTTCCGGGAGGATTTGATGCTGCTCCGGTCCCATCGGCATTATATGGAAAAACATTACTAACCGTTATCGAAGTATCGGAAGAATAAGTATATTGTAAAATATTCGTACTAGAAGCATAACATCCTATAGTACCGTTACCGGCTCCAGAATGTCCCTGTGGAGAATTAGGAAGAGCATTTCTATTGACAAAGGCATTATTGCTATATGTGTACCTACCATGACTATTATAGTGTGATATATACGCATCAGTCGTTGTAGAGGTTGAAGCCGCAAAATATGCACTAAAATAAAGATATCCGACAGTTTTTGTGTTGTTTGTTAGATTCCATCTATCTAGTTTGTTAGTTCCTGTATATGAGGAAAAGAAATATCCATAAGTGCTATTATTTGTTCCGGTACAAAAATAATCTGTATCTGTTAGATTAGTACCAGAAACACATGAATTTGTGGAGTAAGTATAAATGGAGGTTGTATTAGTATACAAATTTATGGAACTTAATTGTGAATGACTAAATACAGCTTGTGTTGCATTTCCTATAGCAGATCCTGCCGAATGTACTCTATTTAAGTTAGTAGAGTTTGTATACGAGTTATTTGAGAATGTGAATCTTGTTGTGGTAGCTATATAGTAACCCTCGACACCACCTCCCATAAATGCAAATGTGGATGTACTAGTAACGGCTCTGGCCGAAGATGTTCTAGCGGTAGGTACTGAAGTAGTTTCGACGGATAAACCAGTAGAATACCCATACTTACGACTATTAAAAGTTATAAGACCTACCCCCCAACCAGACCCTAGATATAGGCCATATTGACTTGTAATATCATTAGCTTTTCCATAGAAATTACTAATAGATATCTGTCCAGAAGCCACTCCAGCCAAAGTTCTTAGTGGTGTTTCGTTTAGATTGGAAGATTGCGTTGCAGTCCTGCCCAATTCCAAATTTATAGACTGACCAACAGTCGTGCCACCAATTGATAATGTTCCTGTAGTATTTAAAGGCATTATTTTATCCGCTTATTGGATATGGTGGTTTGGATATATTCTGAATTTCCCATGTTTGCAAAGATTCGTCCCAATAATAGTCTTGTCCATCTTCTGGTTTTGGAATTGGTGACATCCAAGAATTTGTTTCTTCGCTCCATGACCAACTTGGATATGGTTGTGGTCCTTTATCGCGTTCTTTTGCCAAATGAAAATATAAAGAATATAAAGAATCGTATAATTCTTTATAAGTCATCGACTTTCCAGAATTTTGCTTGGTTTCGGAATCTACAATATCAAAAACGGTATTTGAATTTTCTTGTGTAAGAGATTTGTATACAGGACACAATGGATTGTATTGTTTTTTTAGCAAAGTACCATCGGTAAAATTAAATAATTCTTCTTCTATATATGTGATGGAAGGAGATTCCCCATAGTCGTTTAAAAGAACAATTTTATTTGCTCTTATCCAAGTTTCTCCATTTACATTAGTTTTATCGTAATTTGGCATTAATTCACCTTCTATTGATCTTTTTGTTATCTATAAAAATAAATATTTATTCGGATTGGGAATAGTTGAATTTGTAATATTCTTCCATATTATGCGCTACTAAGTCCCATCCACCTTCTTTATAATATTTATCCCACATATTTTTGTATATTTCTTCAAACTCTTCTTCTTTTACGTTAAGCCAAGAATGTTTTAGTATTAAGTACCAAATATATTCGGCTCTATCTTTAAATTCGTAGATTTTTTTGTGATATATATCATATTCTTTTTCGTTCAAAAAATCTATATGAGCGTTTGGGCAAGGTGTATCTTTTAATATTGATAGATCTTTTGTTAAGATTTCTTCGCTTCTATCGTAATAATTTATAGTAATTTTGTATTCCGGTATGACTTCTTCTATTGGCGGATTGTTTTCTAATACAAATTTATAGATATCTTCAATTTTTATCATAATTCTACTATATTCCAAGAGAGAGTTTCTTCGTTCCAGTCATATATATTTCCGTCTTGGGGATATTGAACTGGGGCTTCCCAATCACATTCTTCATTTAAAATCCAACTAGGATAAAGTTGTGGTTCTATAAAGCAATCTTTTTCCGAATCGTATTTGAACCCTATCCCAGCGCCACGTTTTCTGAATGCCCCATTGTAACTGGTTTGCTTCCATGTGGTGTTATTACCGTATAAAAATTTACAAAATTCTATTCCTATTGGTTCAGACTCCGGAAAGGGTAGATCTCTTATAACATTATTATTAACAACTATCACAGTTTCAACAATATTATTCTCGTCTAATTTTGCAAAATGTGCCATACTTACTCACCAAGTAATAGTTCCAGATCCAGTAAAAGTATATATTTTATATCCCCCAGAATTTAAATATGTAGGAGATCCTGTTGTAGATACAGCATCTTTAAGTGTATTAGAGTATCTTATGCCAACTATTCCAGAACCACCCGTTCCACTATTAAGAGATGATCCTGCTGCAGTAGCACCGCCGCCTCCTCCAGTATTTACTGTCCCTGCTGTTGCTGATTGTGGAGAAGTTCCGTTTGTCCCCACTCCCCCGGCACCGCCGCCGCCAGATCCACCGGCTCCTATGTCAATAGTTGAACAACCGCCGCCGCCGCCACCAAAGGTTCCACCAAAAGTAGATTTTCCGGCACCCCCATTTCCAACTGGATTTCTGGTAGTAGAATTTCCTCCGGCAGCACCTGCTCCTCCTCCTCCTCCTCCGGCTCCTACCAACGCACCCCCAAGTAAACCATTCCCACCAGCGAATCCTTGTCCAGAAGTTCCTGCTGCACCAGCGGTATAACTGGTTGTTGATCCACCAGCACCTCCGGAACCTCCTGTTGAAGCGGTAGCGGAATTTCTCGCGCCTTTTCCTCCTCCAGTAGCAGTTATCGAAGAAAAAACAGAACTAGATCCAGCGGCATCCACGCTTGCTCCACCAGCGCCTACTGTTACTGTATACGCTACTCCAGTAGAAACTGCTACAGAACCTGTCAAAACACCTCCCCCACCACCAGCGCCAGGATGTCCTTGGGAAGTTGTTCCCCCAGAAGAACCACCACCAGCAACAACGTAATACTCTACGGAAGAAGGGGGGAGGATATACGATTTTCCATAAAAATTACTTAGAGAAATTGCTCCAGACGCAACACCAGCAAGAGTTCTAACGACAGTTTCATTTAAATTCGTCGTTGCTCCTGCTGCTCTTGTTATTTCTAAATTGATGGATCTATTAGCCGTAGATCCGCCAATTGACATTTCTCCAGATGCCGCTAGTGTCATATATTATGGTGTTGGGTCTGTAAATTTATCTGCCAAATCTCTCTTTTCAGCTAAATGAAAATACAAAGAATGTATTAAAACGTACAAATCTTGATATGTTGCAGTATTTCCCGTTGGTAATTCTGTCTCTGGATTAATTAATTCAAAAGTTGTATTGGCATTATCGGAAATAAAAGTTTCCGTTACAGGATTAAATGTAGTGTATAATGACTTAACTATTTTCCCGTCGGAAAAATTAAATAATTCTTCTTCCTGATAATAGATTCTAGGAGGTTGTCCGTAGTCGTTTGTACAAATAATTTTATTGGATCTGATCCAACTTTCACCAGTAACAGACGTTTCGTTATATTTTGGCATAATTTTACTTTACAACTTTATCGGATAAAGGACCATCTGGTTTTTGTTCCATTTGATCGTTAACTTGTTTATGAATATTATTAAACATTTGTAAAGAAGATTCTAAAGGAAGTTTACCAAGTCCAGCAAGAACAAGGTTGATTTCATTAATGTTTAATTGTAAAGTTAATAATTTTTCTTCATTCATTTCGTTTTCTCCATGTTAAATATTTATTTATACCGAAACATTTTCCGTATTTGCCCAAGGTAAAGAAGGTTCTGTTACTGGGTTTATTTTCAAATCTATTTGCTCTTGGATTTTTTCGTTTACGTGTCTTTCGTAATCGCCAACAACAATAGATTTAATCCAATCAAGAACATTTTCTTCTGTAAGTTGGTCGAATGGAACAAACGGTCCAGAATTATCGGTTGGGTCTGGAGTAAACGGGGTTGCTCCAGAAAACTTTCCTTCGTTTCCGTTTTCGTCTGTGCCAATCTTTTCCCAGTATGTTTGTACTACTGCGTTTTCTTTATTTTCAGAAACATTTTGTACCTTTAATCCGGTAACTTTCCAAGTATATGTAATTGTCATTTTTACTCCAAATTTAATAATAATTTTAATTTATTTATTGTTTCTTGTTGTTTATCAATTTGATTTTGTTGTTCTTTTATTCCTTGTATTAATAAGGGAACGATTCGATCATATTGAACTGTTTTATAATCTTCACCAGATTTAGATTTTCCTAGTCTTGATAATTCTTCTTCTGAATATTCTTTTTCTGGTTCCGGCGTCCAACGATCAAATGGTGCTAAAGTAATTACTTGTGGTAAAACTTCTTCGATTTCTTGTGCAATTACGCCAATATCGTTATATTTGTTTTCTGGAGTAAATCCAACTTCCTCTGCTAAATCGTTCCAATCAAAGGTAACACCTCTTATTTTTTTAATCTTTTCTATAGCATTTGGAATTTCTTTGATGTTTTCTTTTAATCTTTTATCCGAAGCATATGCAGTAACGTTATATATTGCTGAAATATTTCCGCCCCATGTTACATCATTATTAGTTAAATTTAGAGTCATGGGCCATGAACCGCTACCTACCGTAGTCCAAGTTGTTGTATCATTTCCTCCTCTCAAAATATACAAAAGGTTGCTGTTATTATGAAGCATTGCACAATTGGCATCAGTATCTCTGAAATATATAGTAGGAGAAGCGCCTCTTATAAAAAGAGCATTGGGAGTAAAATAATTGTTTGTGTCGCCTCTTAAATAGAATACATTAGCTCTACAATCATTTAAATGTGATACAGAATTTGGATCTACAAAATATGCAGTATCATTAGTATCATAAAATCCGGTAAAATATGAAAAATTTCCGTTTCCATAAAACATATTGTCGCAATTTATACGACTACATTGAGAAGTTCCGTTTGGATCTACATAATATGCAGTATTATTATAATCATAGAATAACGGAGATCTCATATCGGTAACGCATCTAATACTCCCAGTAACAGACGCTCTAAAACCCCCATTAACCAAAACTAATAATCCGTGATCATTTAAGTTTCCTGCAACTCCTCCAGCGTTTGGGTGCGACCAAGCCAACCCGTATAGGTTGCCGGTATTTGTTCCGTCATCCGGCAAGTACCAACTTTCTCCCATAGACCAAACGCCTTGGTATCTTGTTGAATCGTATACACCAAAAACACTATGCCCATAATTTCTAGTTAATTTTATTCTGCTTGCTATTATATGATTTGTGCTTGATGTGCTTGCTGCATTTATATAATATCCGGTATCATTATAATCGTAGAATATTGGCGCTCTTACATCAACGCTGTTTGTTGCAGAAGACCCTGCTGGCATTGCATAAGAAGTGTAGTTACCATCATCAATTTGCGTTCGCCAAGGAGAGTAAGTAGGTATAGCCGTCTGGATACCTCTTGAGTACATCCGGCCAGTGGAGTACTCGATAACAAGCTGTGCTGCTGTATCCCCTCGTTCGTACATCTGGATGAAGTTACTATACGCACTGACAGGGGGACCGTTAGTAGGTGCATCATTTACACTGTAAATGCCAGAGGCAAGCGTTCGCTGGGCGTTAAAATCTATATTGCCAATAGCCCCACCACGGACTAAGGCGTTTGTAATACCATACCCGGATACTGTGGTTGGTTTACTGGTAATGCCAGACCACGCGACAGAACCCGCACTTCCCGTAGTATTCTGATTCAGAGTTGGTACATCTGCTGCTTGAATTGCAGAAGAAACGAAATTAGTACCATTACCTCGGAGATATTGACCAGACGTTGCTGCATTGTTGATACGAAATCCTGTTACAACACTAAGTATACCAGTTGCAAGGAGACTCATGGTGTTAGTTGTGCCGTGATACCACTTGAATCCACCATTTGTATTATCTACGGTACTAAACCACAAATTATTATTTTCGATACCTAATGCAAAATCTACTGATGATGCTCCTACGTTGGGATATAAAACGATTTTCGTACCTGCACTTCTAGTAGTAAATGCTGGAGCACCAACTCCGTTGGTATTAAAATCAATTCTATTGCCCGTTGCACCATTTATATAAATTTGACCACTGCCCGTAGCAGCATTCCATGCAAGGGTAGATGTTAGTTGTCCAGTTAATGTCCCACCCGCTAATGCAAGTGCTCCTATGCTATTATGCGAAATAGTCACGGCAGTAGAACCGTTAAAGGTTGTTCCAGAAGCTGCACCAGATCCGCCGTTGTTAAACGTTACTGCATTTCCAACCGATCCAGAGCTTCCTCCGATAGACAAACTTGATGCTGTTCCGGTTAATCCGGTTCCTGCTCCAAAAAATGTTGTGGCATAAACATTGCCAGAAACTCCAGCGCCACCAGTTACAATTAATGTTCCTGTTGTAGTATTAGTAGAAGCGGTATTTGCAGTTAGTGCTAATGTATTTGCTTTGGCGGTTCCGTTAACGTCTAGTTTGTAAGATGGGGAGCTAACTCCAATCCCCAAATTCCCAGCCAATGTCAGCGTCATTGCTAGTGTAGGAGAAATCACCGCACCAGCAGTACCAGATACTACGGTAAAAAATTGGTGACTCCCAAAGTTTTGTGTATATGCAGACGCCGTTCCTGTCGTTCTATAGATAAATTGACCACTATCGTTTAAATACGCATTAGAGGCTACTCGAACAAGAGAACCGGAAATACTTGCGTCTATAGAACCATTTCCGATTTCGACCGCTTTATATGATGAATTCCAAGCACTCGGAGTGGTCCCAATTCCCACATTACCCGATGAGTTGATCCGAAGACGTTCTACAGAATCTGTTGCGAAAATCAAATCGCCTATCGAAGCAACTCCCATTTCTCCAATACTATTAACGTCTGGTCCGATGTATCCGTAAATATTGCTGCCTGAACTAAAAGTTAGATACCCTAACCCGGCAGTTTCGCAATCAAAAGTGCCATAATTTTTAGTCGAAGATGCATAAACCTGTAATGCCCCTCCAGAAAGAGGACCGCTGAGTGGGACCATTCCAATCCCAAGACTCCCAGTTCCAGCGTCAAAAGCAAGTGCGTTGTTAGCAAATCCAGCAAGATTTCCATTAGTATCAGAAATCAACTGTGGATAGTATATTCCAGAAGTAGTATTGTTTATTACTTCGTATGTTGCAACATTGGCAGTTAAATTTGACGCAGTTCCAGTTAATCCGGTTCCTGCTCCAAAGAATGTCGTGGCATATAAATTACCATCGTAATTTAATCTATTAGTATTTGTTGGTGCAGTCGAACCACCATCAAACTGACCAGCAGTTTTCGTAGTTCCATTATATTCAATAAACGATGGAGTTGTGGAACCAGCGGTAACACCTCTATCGCCCGGAATTGTACCAGAAGATAAATTTGTGGCATTTCCTCTGTAGGTATTTGCTGTGTTTGCAGCAGCCCATGCATTATTTGCTGTTATATAAGCATTATTAGCAGTACTTGATGCAAATGTATATGAAGCATTAGCTCCAGCCCAAGCAGAGTTCGCAGTACTATATGCCGCATTAGCTTTTTGATGAGACGCATTAGCACCTGCCCAAGCATTATTAGCTGTTATATAAGCATTATTAGCAGTACTTGATGCAAATGTATATGAAGCATTAGCTCCAGCCCATGCAGAGTTTGCAGTATTGTATGCATTATTAGCAGTACTTGATGCAAATGTATATGAAGCATTAGCTCCAGCCCAAGCAGAGTTCGCAGTACTATATGCCGCATTAGCTTTTTGATGAGACGCATTAGCTCCTGCCCAAGCAGAGTTCGCAGTATTATAAGCATTATTAGCAGTACTTGATGCAAATGTATACGAAGCGTTAGCTTGTGAATATGCAGTATTTGCTCGATCAAAGGCGGTGTTGCTCAATCCAGAATAATAACTCCCATGATTATTATCTAGATAATCTACATTTAAATTTGAAACTAGTGTTGTCGATGATACTACAAATGGTGCAATTCCATTAATAGCCGAAGTTATGAACGTGTTACCATAAATGGTGTTGGCTTGGAAACTTGCTATTCTGAATGTATTATTACTTGTATCAATATATACTGATTCGTCCGGTTCTGGTGCATAATTGTCGAATACTTTCCATATACCATCGGTAGCGTCTCTGAAAAATCCAGTATGATGATATATTCCATCATTATAACCAGCAGTAATACCAATATCCGGATTAGCTGTATTTGCTCCTCTATTAAGATAAATCATATTATCTGTAATAGATAAGTTATTCGCCTGTATCGAAAATACATTACCAGAGACAGACAAAGTTCCATCTATTTGTACATTTCCGGTAACAGATAAACTACCTGATATTATTCCTCCGGAAGAATTTAATTTGGAATTTGCAGTTGCCCAAGCATTATTTGCTGTATTATATGCGTTATTTGCAGTACTTGATGCGAAGGTATACGAATTATTGGCTCCAGCCCATGCATTATTAGCTGTTATATAAGCATTATTAGCAGTTGACGATGCGAATGTATACGAAGCATTAGCAGTTGCCCATGCAGAGTTTGCAGTACTATATGCTGCATTAGCTTTTTGATGAGACGCATTTGCCGCAAACCAAGCATTATTAGCTGTTATATAGGCATTGTTCGCTGTGCTTGATGCGAATGTATACGAAGCATTAGCACCAGCCCATGCATTATTTGCTGTATTATATGCATTATTTGCTGTATTATATGCGTTATTTGCTGTAGATGATGCAAAGGTATACGAAGCATTGGCTCCAGCCCATGCAGAGTTCGCAGTACTATATGCCGCATTAGCTTTTTGATGAGACACATTAGCACCTGCCCAAGCATTATTTGCTGTTATATAAGCATTATTTGCTGTAGATGATGCAAAGGTATACGAAGCATTGGCTCCAGCCCATGCATTATTAGCAGTTGCATATGCAGCATTTGCTTTTTGGTGTGCTGGAGCAATTTGCGGTGCAACATTATTAGCAGCATCATAAGCAGCTTGTGCAATGGAAATTCCAACATTAGCATCAGCCCATGCGGAGTTTGCAGTATTATATGCATCATTAGCTATAGATGATGTATAGCTATATATTAAATTAGCATAATTTTTTGCGATAGCTAATGTTATAACATCGTTGGCCTGTAGCCAATTATTTGCAGAATCTGTATAAAATTTTGCCGATGCTAGTGTTGAACTGTCGTTAGCATATGCCGCTATTAATGTATTATAGTCATTAGCTTTTGCCGATGCTAATGTTATAGAATCATTAGAATTTGCATAATCTTTAGCAGCAATTAATGTTATACCATCGTTTGCTTGGAGCCATGTATTGGCGGTATTCGAAGCATTCCATGCATTGTTTGCAGTTATGTATGCATTATTAGCTGTAGAAGATGCGAAAATATATGAATCGTTAGCTTGTGAATATGCTGTATTAGCTCGGTCATATGCACTATTGGCTAATTTACTAGTTTCGGTATAAACCGAATTTGCCTTATTGTATGCAGAATTTGCCTGATTCCATGCATTATTAGCTGTATTATATGCATTGTTAGCTGTAGAAGATGCATAAATATACGCGGTATTAGCTCTATCATAAATGACATCCGATACGTTTTTGTTTACTGCATCCGAACCATTTATTGGATTTGCTACATTAGTTATGGTCTGATTATTATTATCCAAACCATGTTTGGCGATAAATCTTTTTGTAGACACGATTCCCTATCCTCGTGAAATTAGTATATAACTATTTATGAAATAATTATATTGGGGAATTTATAAATTATTTGGTTACAATATTATCTAGCAATCTCGGTAATTCTCATCCAAACTGAAGTAGAAGTCCAATCGTACTCCCAATAATCATCGGCAGATTCTCTACGAGCCGAAATTGCTATTGTCTTGGCATTGGTATCGCTGTTTGTATATCTACCAGTTAATGGAAATAATGTTCCTGTGCGAAATCCATTTACAGTATTATGAAAATTATATACTATTTCAGTGCCGTTTCCTTCTCCATTCCCGTTTCTACTATAAGAACTAGTAGCATTTACTTTTATTTGTGAATAGAAACTGTCGTTGCCAGTACCTCCGGTACAAAGATATTTACTTAAATGGAACTGTACGACAAGATAACTTGAACTGCTTATTGGAGTGTAGCTGTAAGTAACAAAATCTCTATTATAACTATCTGTGCAAAACCTGTTAAGACCGCCTTGTTGTATCTGAGTTAAATCTCCATTTCCCAAAACAACCTCCTTAATAACTTGTCCTGCAGAGTATGCGCCAGGAATAATTGTACCAGTAGTGATTAAATTACCATCATTTGATAACGAAGTGATAACGTTGGTATAATCACTATTGATAATCTCTATAATGCCTGTGCTGTTTAGGCGAAATGTTTTGTTTGGATTGGTAGCACCACTGGTTGTATTAGTAACTTTTAAGAAATCTGCGTAACCTGTACCGCCAAAAGTATCTTTGGCGATAACATTTATTGCAGATCCCGTTGGTGATGTTGGAGTATAAGATACATTAAGTTGTCCCGATACTGAAACATTCGATGAAAAATTTGCACCACCAGAAGCAGTTAAAAGTGATGCTGAATTTGCAAGTGTTCTAGACTTAGACATTTAGTTATACCACTATTGAAGTTTTTAATAATTTGACAGTGTTTATATTATTAATAGGACTCATTAATAGTCTAACAGAACCGGAATTTACGTCAGTATCATAGTTCATCAATAGGCCATTAGTTGTAATTAAGCCGTATTCAGTTAAATATGAAGTAGTGCCATTATGTATTACCAATATTTCACTAACTTGATAATCTGTTGAACTTGTAACTTGTATTTGATACTTTACTGATCTATATAAATCTGTAGAAAATAAATCTAAAACTTGATTTGCAGAATTTGTGCTTGTTGTTATATTATTAGAATCTAAAGACCCGTAAAATAAATTATATGTGTTGGATAATCCAACGTCATTATACCACTTTTCAACAACTACCTGATCATTTAACCATGCCGGGACAGATAATATTATTGAGGTTCCATTAGTTGCTGTATAATCCGAAGAACTTAATAATACTCCATTTACAAATACTTTAATTTTTCCAATGCTATAACCATTTGTAATAGAGAATATTGTTTGATTATTAGAAGATGTAAATTCTTGGTATGTTAAATTGGTTGTTGTCGGTCCAGATCCGGAACTATTAAATGCTAAATTTGCTAAATTATATGCAGTATATACAGCATTTGCTGTTGCGGCTAGTGTCGATGATGGGGAGTCGATATTATCATATAATTGAACAGTTCCTCGTTGCGAAGTAGATGATTCTCTAACACCAATAGTTATTTTGTTATAAAATACATCAGTTGATATTGTTATAGAGTTACTACTATCGATAGTTAATATATCATTATTTGATGCTGCAATTAATAAACTTGAATTTACATTTAGAGTTGAAAATGTATTTCCGGAAGTCCCTGTTTTGATTTGTCGTATAACATCACTAGAATCTTTATAAAAAAGAATTCCGTCTGCGGTGTTTATAGCCAATTCTCCTGGCAATAGAGAAGATGGAATATTTCCCGATATTATAGATTTCTTTAATTGAATTGATGTGTTTGCCACTAGATGTCTCTAATTAAAAACTACCGCCATCGTTATTATCGGATACTATATTAGTCTGGATGACTTTTGTCTTTGTCGAATCAAATTTTCTTTTTTGTGCTGGAGTCATTTGCAAGTATTTTATAGTTTCTTCCAAATCTTTTAGTTTATTTTCGTATCCTGTTTTAATATTATTAATTTCTATATCTCTTTTTTGTATTTCGTTTCTTGCAGCAATTAATTCATTTCTGAAAGTTTCTATATGTGATGCTTCGTTTTTTGCAGAATCTCTTTCTGACTTCAGTCTTCCTATTTCGTCTTCTTTTTCTCTGATCGCACTATCTTTTGTTTGTACATTGTTTTCTATATTTTTATATTCTTCTATTTTATCATTCAGATGAGTAATTGTATTTTGTAGAGATTCAAAATCTTCTGCAGAAACTTTTGCTTGTGCTTGAAATACAATATTTTTACCCAATGCTTCGTGAAGAGTAGAGGTTAATATTTCAACATAGTGATTGAAAAATCTTTCATTATTCATTATATACTCCTAAATATAAAAAAGCGTAGAGAATAAGATCCTCTACGCTTGTATTTATAACATTTAAATTATATTAGAAATTTCCGCCGTCAAGACCACCGAAATGGACCCCAGCAGTTGTAGCATATTGCAAAACATATCCATCGGATGGAGTATTAGTAGAAGACATTAAATTCCCGCTACCAGAATAATAGGTAACAGAATTAGTGTTCGCTGTGGTAAATCCTAAACCACCACCTCTTAAATCTAATGTTCCAAAAGTTGGAGCAGAAGATCCTCCAGAAATTACTGCTTGTCCAGAAGTTCCTGGGGTATTGAATAGATAAGAAGTTCCATTACCATAAGCGATAGCACCAGCAGTTGGAGTTGCTATGGAATTAGTACCGCCATTTAGAATCCCTAGAACTCCATCAATATGAGTAGTTAATCCAACTTTTCCATAAGAAGGAGTTGTACCAGAAATTAAGACATTTCCTTGGGATACTGCGGCTAGTCTTGTTAGTGAGTTGGTATTGTTAGCATATAAAATATCACCAGTAGCAACTTGACGCAATCCAGTTCCACCATCGGTTACACTAATTGCGGCTGTGAGATTTGAAACTCTCCCTTGTTCTATATTGGATACTAATGTTGCAGTTGTAAATCCATTTGAAGATGGACTTATTTCGTTATTTGCCGAAAGTTCGTCGGTAACTCCGGTAAACAGATAATATGTATTTGATTGTGGTACTCTAAATAAACCAGTATGTAACTCGTTAGTACCGTCAAAATAATTACCAGCAAAACCGATAGCAACAATATCAGAATAGTAATTATTAGCAGCCAAATAAATTAATGGATCTGTAACTGAATAATGTTCTATATCGATATAAGATGTATTACCCGTAAATGAAGTATTACCAGAAACATTAAGATTACCAATTATGGTAAAATTACCAGTTTTTGATTGATCTCCTGTTGTACGAAGTACAGTTGCATCAACCGCAAATGAAGCAGTATTGTCGGTCACTACCGATGTAATGCCATCTCCACCGACAAAAGTTAAAGTGTCGTTTAATAGAGAAACGCTATCCGAACCAGAATCTCCAGCAATACTTAATGCTGTGGATACTGCAACATTCGATGCTGCAGTAACTAGACCTTTGGAGTTTACAGTAAATACCGGAATGTTTGTAACACCACCCCATGTTCCTATATTAGAATTTACATCCTTTAATGTTACTGTAGTATTGGCGTTAGCAGAACCGTCTATAGTAGATTGTCCAGAAACATCTCCGTCTAAACCAAATGTTCTTGAAGTTTGCCATTTGGAAGCAGTATTTGCATTTCCATATAAGTCTGCAGTTACTGCAGAGGCAGAAAAATCGCCAGAAGAATTGCGTTTTACTAATGTTCCAGATATATTTGATGCTGTAGCAGCATCTATAATCTGATTATATGTGTTGCCGCCGATAGCAACAGCATTTCCTAGAATATCTCCTAGAAAAAGTTTACCAGATTGAAATGAATAGGCTAATTCGCCATATTGCAAGGATGTTGGTAACGCGGTACTCTGCGAACGTTTTATTTGAATAATTGTATTTGCCATATTAGAATGTTCCTGCGTCTATATTATCTAAATCTATTTGGTCAGAGGATATTTTTTTGGATTCGTATTTTTCGGAAACAGCATTATAAATCAAAACATCTTCGTCTTGTGGGCTTAATGCCGAAACATCTTCAAGATTTTTTAATCTTTTGGTCCCAAAACCAATAGATTTAACTTTGTAATCTTGTTGTGTATCTACTTTTACATTGATATTAGAATCATAAGATATATTTCTAATTCTAGCAGAACTAATATCATTAATTTTTACTGATACTGCTCTTAAAGACATTTTTAATCCCCGGTTAGTATATATCTTATTTATGTAATTTTAAATTTTAGTTGCACTAGGTTCAACAAAAAGAATTCCTTCTAAAACTTTTGACCTTGCATTTGTTACAGTATCCGTTAGAAATATATCATAAACATATTTACCAGATGTTAACCTTTGAGTTGTATTGGCTGACAAATATAATCCTATGGTTCCATCAGTATCATCAATAGAAGTGATAAAAGATGCTGAAGTATTTGAAGACCAATATGATTTTTTTATGTCGCTTTTTGCTGTATAATTTGATAAATCATATGCAGATCCGTTGATTTGGTCTAGAGAAACATTTGCTGAAAATGTTTCTCCCTGTTCTAAGAAAAGTTCCAAGTATCCTGCCGACATTTTAATTTCCTATTTTAGATTTTAATTCGTCTATTTGTTTTTGTTGATCTTTAATTGCTTCGATTAAATATCCAACCAAGTTTCCATAAGCAACGGATAATGTTCCTGTAGCATCTTCTAGTACTACTTCTGGAACGATTTTTTGGATTTCTTGTGCAATTACACCAGTTCCTGCTTCTTTGGTATCTTTCTTGACGAAATTTACACCCCTCATTTGTTTTACGGAATCTAATGCATTTGGAATAGTCTCAATATTTTCTTTTAGATTTTCATCAGAATATGCTGTTACGTTTCCTGTTGCAGTAACATTTCCAGAATTATCACATTGGAATGCCCAAGCAGAAGCACTAGTTAAAAATCCTATTATATTAGAATTTGTGTGAAGATATCTAGTAACATTATCTGTGTCTACCATATTAATGGTTGGAGATGTGCTACTAATATTCAATGCACCAAATGTTGGGGTAGCTGTTGTTGTTATATTCTGTGGAAGAGAAAGTGTAACTGCTCCAGTGGAAGCAGAGGCAGTTATTTGACTAGCAGTTCCAGTTATTGAAGTAACCCCAGTATTTGTTATTGTAGGATTTCCAGCAACACCATCACCATTAGTAACACTAATTCCTGTTGATGCGGCAATACTTCTTGCCGCAATGGTGTCAGCAGCAGTTCTAGTAACCAATCCATTTGATGCTAGATTATGGAATGCTAGTGCTTGTCCAGTTAATCCAATAGTCCATGATCTATCAGCAGCTAAGTTTTGTGCAGATCCTCCAGTAATTCCTGTACCATTTGTTATTGTTAATGATCTAGATGTATAAACACCATTAGTAACCGCACCAGCAGTTAAACTAGATGCAGTTCCTGATAAACCAGTACCAGCACCATAGAATGTTGTGGCATATAAATTACCATCGTAATTTAATCTAGTAGTATTTGTTGGTGCAGTCGAACCGCCGTCAAATTGACCTATTGTTTTTGTAGTTCCATTATATTCAACAAAAGAAGCTGATGTTGAACCCGCACTTACACCCCTATCTCCGGGAATTGTTCCGGAAGATAAATTTGTTGCATTTAGGTTTGTTAGTCCGGAACCATCTGCAGTTAGAACTCCAGTACCAGAAAGAGTCATTACTGCCGTGGTATTAGCATACCATTTAAATGCATTTGATGATAGAGGAACAGAATTCCATAAAGTACTATTTTCAATTCCTATAGCATAATCTACTGCCGAAGCTGAAACCGATGGATATAATACTAATTTAGTTCCTGTACTTCTTGTTGTAGTAGAAGGAGGATTTACTCCATTTGTATTCCAGTCTATTCTGTTTCCTGTAGAAGAATTTAAACTAATATTTCCGCCACCAGTAGTAGCATCCCAAACATCGGTAGAAACTATTTGACCCGAAGTGGTAACACTTGTCAATGTTCCAACAGAAGTTAAAGATGAAGTAGTAACACTAGAACCCAGTACAGATGTGGATAATACTGATGTTCCCCCAATTCTATATGACGATCCGGAAGGAGATAAATTGAAATCCACGGAACTTGTCCATGAATTGCTGGATGAAATCCAATTTAGTAGTTTGTCTCCGAAAACCCCGGCTTTTAGTCTAATTCCTCCACCATCTGCAGTGGTGTTTGTGGGGGAATCTACAGATCCCAATTCTATTTCTTTATCATCTACGGATAATGTTGTGGAATTTATTGTTGTTGTGGTTCCATTTATAGAGAGATCTCCTGTTATAATAACATTTCCGGAAATCGTTCCCCCAGTCTTATCATATTTGTTTGATATCAAATAAGAATTTGCTGCGTCTGTATATGCTCTAGCCGATGCTAATGTTATAGCATCATTGGCATAAGAAGCTACTAATGTAGAGTGGTCATTTGCTCTGGCCGATGCTAGTGTTACCGAGTCATTAGCATAAGAAGCTACTAATGTAGAGTGGTCATTTGCTCTAGCCGATGCTAATGTTACCGAGTCATTAGCATAAGAAGCTACCAATGTAGAGTAGTCGTTTGCTTTAGCCGATGCTAATGTTACCGAGTCATTAGCATAAGAAGCTACTAATGTAGAGTGGTCATTTGCTCTAGCCGATGCTAGTGTTACCGAGTCATTAGCATAAGAAGCTACCAATGTAGAGTAGTCGTTTGCTCTAGCCGATTCTAACGTTATAGCATCATTGGCATAAGAAGCTACTAATGTAGAGTGGTCATTTGCTCTAGCCGAT